GCAAACCGCCTACGAATCGCCGCACCGCGCAACACAACCACACACGCATAAACACACGCAAACACAAACCCCCATACCTTAATCGCGGCGCGCAGAAAATATAGATGAATACGTCAATGTTTACCTGGCAATTTGTGGAGGTGGTGGGAGTCGAACCCACGTTGGTTAGATGAGTATTTGGATAAGCATTTAACCCTGACCAGATCACCCCCAGTCTACAGTATACTATATATAGTGTAGTCTAAAGGTACTATATGTAGTAGTACTATATATTGTACTTTTTAAATGTCGAGTTCTAGTAGTAGGTGGTTCGATCCCTGTGTCACTCCCAACCCAAACCAGTTTATTAAGTCTAGTAACAGTAAATGCGCTCTCTCTCTAATAAATAAAATGTGAGGAATGTGGCTCAACCCACGACTAAGGCGGTCCTGCTATGCCAACCCTATTAACGAATCGTTATCTTGTGGTGCTTGTGTAGGCAGGAACACCACAATGCTTATCCTGATATGCTACACTATACCATATAGATATGTCAAATAATGAAAAAATCACAATCTGCGTAGCAGACAACTGTTTAGTCCCCTTACCAGAAGGTCGTAAAAAGTATTGTAGTGAGAGGTGTTCTAAAAGAACACGACAACGTGCATGGCGTGCAAACAAACCTACTAAAGAGATCCAGGTAGAAAAGACTGTAGATGAAAATGTACAGAAGCGTAGAGGAGATTACTACGCCATTATGAAGAAAAAAAATTTTTTCAACGACATTTTAGAAGGTAAGAAGACAAAGAAGGAAGTAGCAAACATACTAAGCTGCAGTCCATCAACAGTGTCACGTGCAGTAGCAGCATATCTCGAAGATGTAGAAAAAGAAGCAAAGCTCGAAAAGCGTGGGGACCCCTTCGAGTTGCAAGCTGACGTAAACTCCTTTGTTGATTTTCGTGATCAATATTTCTTAACAGAACAAGGTAAAAATTATGAGACACCAGACTTTCAAAAGAAGTGGATTGGTGCTATCTTAGATAGTATAAAGCACGGTAAACGGTTAATGATCTTGTCTCCGCCTAGACATGGTAAGACAGATCTACTTACACACTTTTGCGTATACATGATTTGTAAAAATCCTAACATACGTATCATGTGGTGCGGTGGTAACGAAGACATTGCACGTAACTCCGTAGGTGCGGTACTAGATCATTTGGAGAATAATGAAGGACTCATACAAGATTACGGAGACTGGGACGGATTTAGACCTTCTAATAGAGGTGGAAAAAGTTGGTCGTCCAGTCAATTTACTGTTGCAACTAGAACAGTCTCTGGTATTAAGTCGCCAACTCTTGTCGCAATTGGAAAGGGAGGTAAGATCCTTTCCAGAGACGCAGACCTTATTATTGCAGACGACATCGAAGATCATGGAAGTACTGTGCAACCAAGTGCTAGAGAAAACACCAGGAACTGGTGGACCACAACATTACAGTCAAGAAAAGAGGAACATACAGGAATGGTCGTCATTGGATCAAGACAACACCCAGACGATCTTTACCATCATCTCTTAGAAAACAAAGCATGGGAGACTATTGTTGATCGTGCGCATGACTTAGAAGTACCGCTAGAAGACGAATCTATAGATCATACAAAACACATGTTATGGTCAAATAAACGTACACATAAATGGTTAATGGAACAGTTAGCTGCAGCAGAGACTACAGGTGGTAGAAATATATTTGAGATGGTCTATCTAAACAAAGCTATACCACAAGGTATGGAGTTATTTACAGCAGAGATGATTGATAAGTGTTTAGATAAATCAAGGAAGCTAGGAGACATACCACCAGGCACAAGTCTTATTGCAGGACTCGATCCTGCTAGTACAGGTTACCAGGCAGCAGTTCTTTGGGCATATAACGTTAAAACACAACAAGTATGGCTTGTAGATATGAAGAACGATCAAGGTGGTGGTATACAAAAAGCACATAACTTAATGAAGGAATGGTATGACAAGTATTGGTTAAGTCACTGGATCATAGAAGAAAACGGATTCCAACGTGCTATTGGTCAAGACAGAGATATAAAAATGTGGGCAGCTAATCATGGTGTGCGTATAGAAGGACACCAGACTTATAAAAATAAATGGGATCCTACATTTGGTGTAACCAGTATGGTAGGTATGTATGAACAAGAAAAGATAAACATACCGTATTCAGACTCTAAGACACAAAGACTTGTCAATATATTTAGACAACAATTAATTTACTTTTCACAAGCAGGTGCAAGTAATTCACGTAATGTAAAAACTAAAACTGACTTAGTTATGGCAAGTTGGTTTCCAATGAAACGTATACGTACCAATGTAAAAATGATGTTAGCTGAAGCAGAAAGCGACTATACTCCTTCGTATAGCTATTATAAGCAAAGTGAATACAACGAGGTTTTTTGGTAATGGTGTATACCCCAGACGAATTATTAATTAAGACTGACGACCTAAAAGGAATGCACGAACATAGTGGACACTATGAATATCGTGATAGAGTCAGATCCATTATGAACGGTGGTAGCAATGGTATTGCTGCACTGTTAGGTGAGAGCGCAAAGAATTACGACATTGATTTACCAATACCTAATCTTATAAATTCAGGTTTAGAACACTTAGCACAAAAATTAGGACGTATGCCAGACATAAAGGTAGACGCTTACGCAGATAGCGAACGTGCTAAAAACAAAGCAGAGAAGTTAGAACGTATAGTTACTAACTTAGATAGCAATTCTAAAATGGATATGCAGTTACCACAAGCAGCTAGATGGTTGCCTGGTTATGGTTTTTGTGTATGGATCATAAGACAAAAGATGTCACCAGATGGCATTATGTACCCACACGCAGAACTACGTGATCCTTATGATTGTTATCCAGGATATTACGGACCAGATCAAGATCCAAAAGAATTAGCACTTATAAGACTTGTACCTAACGCTGTTATTAAACAGATGTACCCACAAGCACAAGTTATGGTTGATGAGTCAAGTCAGTTCCCATCAGGTTATAGTAAGTTTAAATACCATGACGGATTTCAAAGAAGTTGGGATAATCATTTAGCTGACGGTACAGAACTTGTAGAGTTTTATGATGAAGATGGTACCTACGTATTTTTACCAGAACAAAAACAAATTCTGGACTTTACACCTAATCCTCTTAAATCAGGTCCACGTTTTGTTATATCTAAAAGATTTAGCTTTGATAGATTATCTGGTCAGTATGATCATGTACTAGGTTTGATGGCAGCTATGGCAAAGATTAACGTCTTGTCCATAATTGCTATGGAAGACAGCGTATTCACAGAAACGAATATTATTGGTGAATTAGAGAGTGGGAACTACAAGCGCGGTAGATTTGCAGTCAACTATTTAACACCAGGTTCACAAGTCGCTAAACCACCAAACAATGTTCCATATCAGTTGTTTCAACAGATAGACAGGATAGAACGACAACTTCGTGTTGGATCAAGCTATCCAGTTAGTGATGACGCTATATCTCCTAACTCATTTGTTACAGGTAGGGGATTACAAGAGTTACTATCGTCCGTTGATCTAAACGTAAAAGAATATCAGTTAGCACTTAAAACAGCAATAGAAGAACTAGATTATAAACGTTTAGAGATGGACGAAGTATTAAATGGTAACAAGAAAAAACCATTAGCAGGTTATCTTAAAGGCACAGCGTATGCAGAACAATATACACCTAGCACAGACATACAAGGTATGTACAAGACTAGACGTGTGTATGGAGTCATGGCAGGATTTGATGAACCAACAAAGATTGTCTCTGGTTTACAGTTATTGCAAGCAGGAATAATTGACAAAGAGACATTACAAGAAAACATGGACGGACTTGATAATGTACAAAAGATCAACGACAGAATATTAAAAGACGAAGCAGAACGTACTTTGTTTGAAACATTAAAGGTACAAGCAAGTCAAGGTGATCCTAAAGCAACAATGGCGTTAGTACAGATTTATAAAAATCCTAACTCTATGCAATCAATACTAGATAAATTTTATACAGCAGAAGAACCAGAAGTACCAGAAGGTGAAGCTGCGTTACTTGAACAAATGATGGGCGGTGGACAACCAGTACCACAAGGTCCTGCACCAGATATAAGATCATTACTCTTAGGAGGTGTGCAAGGTGCCTAAACCATTAGATTACGAATTTAGCGATATTGTCAACAACTGCTTAGTTGATGTATGGCAAAAAACACAAGAAGCAATTGCTGATTACGAAGATGAAATATACACAGATGAACCAATAATATCTGACATGCCACAAGGAATGACTGTACAATACATACCAAATGGCTTAATTATATTTTTTGGACAACAGGAGGGCTTTAATGGCGAATGGCAGTAGTAGAAGTCGTGGTAGAAGAGGTGGAGTTAAGAGACCTGCTGCAGTAAGCGGTCCAGGTAGATTAGCTAGAAGAACTGACGGTGCCGCACCAACAATAGATGATGTAAGAGGTATGGTTAATGAGTCAGCAGGTGAAGAAGCTGCACTTGTAGAACAAGTTAGACAAGGAAATATAGAGCAACCACAAACTACGTTTGCTGCACCACAAGCGCAGCCACAACAATTAGGTGGAGTATCACCTGGTATTGCAGATGTATTTGCACCAGGAGAAGATGATTTGAATGCGTATTCACGTCCACCAATGGAAGATCAATTTTTAGAACCAGATGACGTAATGTTAATACGTGCAATGGCAGAAGTTAATCCTACTGCAGAGCTTTTAGGTTTACTAAAATTTGCTTCTGATAGGCAGATAGGTAGAACGCAGCGTAATATCTAATGGCAGAATTTCATAGAGATAATCCTGCACAAGAGCAAGAGTTTTATCAAGAACTACAACGTAGACAAGCAACATATAAACGTGCTAAACAATCTATAACTAAAGAAGACGCTATGCGTGCAAGTTCTATTTCACAAGCATATCCTAACTTTTCACCAGATGTTATTACTGCATTAACAACATTACAAGTTAAACCAGAAGCAACCGTGTTAAATGACATATCTAAGATGATTGCACAATCTAACAGTAAAACAGTATTAGATAAAGTTTTTGATCCGTTGCAAGCAGGTGTACGTTTAGGATTTTTAGGTTTAGAAGATTTATACAGAACAACAGTAGATAGACCTATCAACTCTTTTATTGCTTCTACGTTTGGAGACAATGCAGAAAATTTAACATTTAAAGAAGCATACAAACAATCAGGTAAGTCAACAGTTAAACAACTTATAGGAGAACTTAATAAAGGTTCAAAAGTAAATTTAGGCGAAGGATTTTTGCCAGTATCAGAAGTATTTGATCCAGAGAATCCACAATCTAAATTTTATGATGAGTACCAGTACATGATACGTTCTGGTTTTGATCAAGGTAGAGCGCAACAAGTTATACAAAATTACTTAGGTACACCAATAACTGACATAGACAGAAGTATGCAAGAAGGTAATGAGAACTTTACTATTACAAGTCAATACGGTACTGCACCTATATCATTAGGTAGAACTATTGCATTACAAGTTGCAGAACCAAACAGTAGACCATTTAATGTTATATCTGGTGTATTAGACGCAGGTAAAGCATTGTTCTTAGATCCTGCAAACTATATGACATTAGGATTAGGTGCTTTTGCTAAAAGTAGAAAAGCATTAAAAGTACCAGATTATCTTGTAAAAGAATTACAGAAGATAGAACCTGACAAGTTAACTAAAGCACAAAAAGAATACATAGGTGCAGTTAATAAAGGTTGGGGACTACCATTTATGTCTGGTAGATCTATTTCTAATTATTTATCTAAAGATCCTGGTGGTAAACAACTTATAAATTACATGTCAGAATTAGATAGTCCTAATAAATTTATAGAACTTACTGGCATAACAGACAGAGAAGCTATTGCTTCATTTATGGATATATCACAAGACTTTACAAAATCTGCAGATGAAAAACGTGAACTTATGTCTAATCTTATTACAGAATTTTTAGAAGATCCTTTTGGTCCTTTTGGTACAGGTCAAGCACCAACAGTAGGTGCTATAGGTAGATTTTTAGGTGGTGCTACAGAAGAATTATTAGGTGGCGTACCTAAAGGTACTGGTAAATTATTTGGTGCAAAAAAAGTTATTAAGACAAAACTTATGGATAGTCCTAATAGATCAGCAAGAATATTATCTACATACGCAGGTGAGTTTCCATACAGATACGTAGATAGTAACCAGTTAGATGACGCAGTAACAAACATAAAAGGTTGGCTAGATCAAACAACTGTAGATCCTGTTGCTAAAGATCAGATAATTAACAGAGCAGTAAGACTTGAAGATGGTGATCAGACAGGATTATTTAATGTTGTAAAAGATATGGTTACATACGCTACTGATGATTTAGTAGAAAAGTATGGTGTAAATAAAGAAGACGCATTTACATTTAGTAGAATCTTTGAAGATTATCTACCAGAGCTACGCGCATATTTTATTGACGCAGTTACAGGTAACAATGTTGCTAATCCAGGTGCAAAGATTAGTCAAACAATTGTAGATAACAAAGCATTTGTAAATCCAGATCCACATTTACTTACAGAGTTTATTAACAGAACAATACCTTTACCTGATCCTGGACAATTAGCAAAAGCTATGAACTCTATGTCATTAATAAGAGCTAAAGCGTCAGAAGCAGGAATAGATATGTTTAGTAAGTTACCTGCCAATATACGTGCAGGTACAATGTCTAAAATTATAGATAGTTATTATTCAGACTTTTGGAAACCATTTGTATTGTTACGTGGTGCCTGGTTACTTCGTGTTGTAGGAGAAGAGCAGCTACGTATGTACACACGTGGTTATGACAATATATTTTCACGACCATTGTCAGTATTGTCACTGGGATTACTTAAAAAACCTAACACGACAGAAGCTGCAAGATGGACTAGCAAAAATGTAAAGTTTGCAGATTTGTTAGGTAATCCACTAGATGAAGCATTAGAGTGGCAGCAAGCTAGTTCACGTAGATATGGATCTAGCAACTTTGACTATTTATTTGGTGGTGCATACAAAGCAGGTAGGAGACGTAAAAAACCTGGTGTACACCCTATGGACGTTGTTACAAAAGAAGACGCATTACGTAACCAAGAGACACAACCTAGACTTATACAAAAATATTTTGATGATGGTATTGTACGTGAGATAGCACATTTACACTATGACAGATTATTTAACTTTTTATACAGAGGTGCCTTAACTAAAAAACAAAGAGACGCTAGATTAAAAGAGTTTGTTGAAGGATCTAGTTCACGTGCTACAGAAATTATAGAAGCATATAGTGCAGGTGGTCCTACATATAGATCAAGAATGAATACTGCAGGTGGTAGATATGCTTATGCAGAATCTATTACAGCTAGAGTAAATCAGTTAGCAGGTGGATCTTTTGACCAAAACTTAGATGTATTAGAGGATTTAGGTAAAAGAATAAACATTGATGAATTAGATTTTGCTAAAACTCCATTCCCATTGTCAGTAGAAAAAACAGCAAATAACAACATACTTGAAATGTTGTTGCGTAACAGATTAAACAGATTAGACGGTAAGCAATATGTTGATGAAACATTAGATGATTTTTTTGACAGCATAAAAAATGGTGATCAAACATTATATAAATCTGTAAAGAAAACACTAATGTCTGATGAATACATTAACGATCTTCCTAACGTAGTTGCTGTTGGTAAAACAGATTATATAGACAATGTTGGTAAATTAGAGTTTTATACAAACAAAGCATTCGACGCATTAATGGGACAAAGAACAGATAACGCGTCAAGATCACCAGTATTTAGACAAGCATATTGGAGAACTATATACGATCTTCTTCCATACATGTCAGGCAAGATGAGACAAGTTATGTTAGAAGGTGGTACATATTCTATTGATGGTAAAGAAATAAAAGTTGCAGGTGCATTAAATGCAAGTTTACCTGGAGAAAACATGTTAGCTACATTTAGAGCTGACATAGGATTGCCTGCACAAAAACTACGTAAAGCAGATACAGAGATAAACATAGATATGTTTCAACGTAAAGTTAAAGAACTTAATGAAAAAGATACAGCATTAGGTTTAGGATTTGAAGATCTTGATGAAGAGTTTGAGAATTTATCTCTAGCACTAAATAGAAAACGATCAAGACTAGAAGAAAAGTTAACAGACAAACAAGAAGAACTTATGAAACTAGAACTTGATATAACTGGTACATACGGATCAGGAGTTACATACGAAGATGACATAGTACCTGCAAATGTTAAAAAACGTGTAGATGATTTAGCAGAAGATATATTTGACATAGAATCAGAGATAGATGATGTACAAGAAGTATTTAACAACAACATGAAAGAAAAAGCAGAGTTACTAGGATTTACAGATAAATCTGGTGACGTTGATTTAATTGATAGAATAGCAAAAGCTAGAGCTTTGACAGAAGTGCAAGAGCTATTGTATGACTTAACTAAACGTAAAAAACTAGCATATAACTTACGTGGTATATTCCCATTCGGTGAAGCATATATAGAGATTATGACTACATGGGCAAAGCTATTAAAAGAAAACCCAGAGATATTACGTAGAGGTCAAGTGACAGTTAACGCTGCACGTGCTAGTAATCCATTTAGTCCAGTAGAAGGTGAAGGATTTTTGGGAGAAGATGAAGTTACTGGTGAAGAAGTATTTTATTATCCGCTTATAGATGATCTTGTATCCGATAGATTATTTGGTGAAGATAGGAATGTTGGTGTCAGATTACCAGGTTATGCAGGATCACTTAACTTAGCATTAGAAGTAGTACCAGGTATTGGACCTGCAGTTGCTATACCTGCTAGCTTTTTTGTAAACGCAAGTCCTAACTTTGATGAAGCTAAAAAAGTTTTGTTTCCTTATGGTTTGCCAGATGTACGATCTGCAGGAGATCTTATTGCTGCAGCAGGTGTACCTGCATGGTTACGTAATACATACCAGGCATTGTACGCATATAACGAAGATGTAGGTCAAAACGAAATAACACGTATTGCTTCTAACACAACTATTGATGTTTACAGAATACTCAAAGCTGATGGTAGAGATGACAGAACCGCAGGACAACAAGATGAGTTAATGAAAGAAGCACGATCTATTGCAAAAGGTTTAACACTTATAAAAGCTATATCACAGTTTGTTGGTCCAGTAGGACTTAATCCACGTTTTGATATTGGTAATGAAAAGAATGCAGGTCATATTTATTCTATGCAAATATTATCAGATAGGTATAGAGAGTTATTAGAGACACCACCTAAAGATCCAATTACAGGTAGATTCTTATATGCACCTGGCGATAATTATTCTGCTACTAAATATTTTATAGATGAGTTTGGATTTAATCCTATTGACATTGCTACACCTAAAACAGTTGTAGTAGAACCTAGACCAGTAGATGAACGTGGTGTTAAGTTTCAAAAAGAAAATCCAGAGATATTTGAACAGTATACATTTACTGCACAGTATGCAATACCACAAGGCGGTGGTGGTCCTTTTGATTATGAAGCATACGTAAGAACTATTGCTAATGAACAAAGAGAGCCACTCAAACCAGAAGAATGGTTAGCTAAACGTAACCAAAGACTAGGTCAGTTTTATATGGAAGAAAAGCGTGTATCTACATTACAGACATACGATATAACAGATCCTTATCAAAACTTAGTACGTAATAGAGAGTTAGCATTCCATAGAGATTTAGCTAAACAAAAGTTTCCTGGATTTGACGCTACAATACCAGGATTACCGCAAACATCTACATTAGAAATGCAGTTTGAAGAACTAAAAGATTGGAAAAACAGTTCTAAGTTATCTGGTACACCAGTAGGTAAAGACTTACAAGTAGTGTTTAGTTTAATTAATACATTAGAAAAGAGATCACTTAGAGCAGGATTATCCAAGAATGGTTGGCGTACATCACGTACATTATTAAAAGAAAGACAACAATTACGTGATCTTATAGGTACATTGATAAATAGTAATCCAGATTTCCAGGTTGTAGCTGAACGTGTATTGCTTCCATTATTCCAGGAACGTACAGATTTCTTAGAGGATTTGCAATACGATTATGATACACTTAAAGAATACGGTGTATACTTACCACAGTTACCTGATACAGAGGATATTTAATGGACAAAGATTTTAAGCAAGGTTTTGTAGATAGCATTATTGCACTTAGAGGTTTTGCACCAGACGAAGAAATAACAAATATATTACAAGATTTAGTTAGTCAAGAAATACCAGATCAAGTATTTATAGCAAAAGTTTACACAGAACTTAATGTGTACGACACTGTAGGTGCAAATATGTCTAATGATCTTATACAATTTAATATGCCTTATGGAGAAGTAGATAGAAGAAGAACATCACGTACACCACTTAATACTTTTAACAAAGCATTAAACAATGCAGTGTCACAATTATATGGCGTATCAGATTGGAAAACAGCACAGACTGATGAAGACAAAAAAAGAAATGAAGATATTTACGCAGGACTAGATATTGCAGCAGGTTTAAAAGGTGCAGGTTCTCCAGGTGCTTCAGAAAAATACTATGAATATTTAAATATAAAACTAGATAAGATATACGAAGATACAGGTTTATTAGGTGTTGTTATACGACCACCACAAGGTGAAGGCGGAACAATATATGTTACAGAGGATTTAGATGAATACTTTAGAAACAATGCACCTGTTAGTTTAGGCGAAGGTTTTTATCCTATAGAAGGTAAGAACTATAGAAAATATCCTGGTTTTGCAAAACCAACTATATTAACAAGACCTGCAATGAGACTTAATGAAGAAACAAATACATGGGAACCAGTAGATGGTGAGTACTTAAAAGCTGTAGAATCGTATAGTTCTGAAGGTAAATTTAATACAGACTTAGATATAGGAGATACATTTAGTGTAGCAATAGGAACTAAGACACCAGACGGTTCATCTGTAGGTGAAGTGAAAACTTTAAGTAGAGATGAATTGTTATTGCTAGAAGATGAGATAGCAGAAGATCCTACAAAAGAATTGATATTTGCAGGAGGTACTAAAGACTCTGCACAAGCAGCATTAGATGGTTGGTTAGATTACAATACAAGTTTAGCTGCTGCACCAGAGTATGACATATTCGGTGGTATTACACCAGACTATGCAATATATAAACAACCAGATTTAGCAGACGCATTTAAAGATGGAGAACCAACAGCGTCACAGATGAAAGACGCATTACTTCCAGAACAGATATATGCAGGTAGTATTCCAGAAGAACAGTTTTATGGCGCAACAGATCACATATCAGGACAAGGTCCAGGACTAAACAATACACAAAAAATATCCTGGATCTCATTAGCACCACAAGAAATAAAAGCAGTACAAACAGATCTTATGCAATCAGGCTATTTAGGAGTAGAAGATTTTTTCTTAGAGCAAGGTGCATGGCAAGATAAAACAGCAGGTGCAATGTATAGTGCAATGGTTGACGCTAACTTAAACATGATAGATGTATATACACAACTAAATGCAGAAAAAGAACGTTACTTTAAAAAACCACCACTTACACCTAAAGTGTATCAAACACCATCACCAGGATTTATTAAAGATCAGATAGACGCAGCACTTAAATCTGCAGGTGTTACACGTAAACTTACAGACGCAGAACTTGTAGCGTTTTCTGACTTTTACATACAAGCAGATAAAGATTACGATACAGCTACTGCAGAGTATCAAAAGAATTTAGATTTAGCTGAAAGATTATTTCCTGGTGCGCCAACAGAAATATCTATACCATCAACAGCAGGTGAAGAGCTTGCTGCATTTGCAGAAGAAAAATTTGAACCACAGCTACAAGCACAACAGAGAGGTATACAAGAACGTAACGATCTAAGTTATTTGTTTAGTTCTATAGATCAATTTGACCGTATGATCGGAGGATAATGGATCCTAGAATTACTTTAATAATACAACACTTAGATAGGTTAATAAAATCTGCTATTGAACAAACAATAGAAAAAACATACGGTGGGGTTCCTTTATTGGATTATGTTAATGCAGGGGAAAACAGTTATCTTGATTTACTAGCAGAAGGTTTTACAAGAAGAGAAGATGGTTTATTAGTTTATGGTCCATACGATTTAGAATCAGTAGCAGGAAAAGGATCATTAGCAAGAAATGATTTAAGTTTAGCTATAGAACCTATTGTAGGTGATGAAACAGAAGAGTTGTTAGGTTTTCGTTTATCTTTAAGAGATCAAAGCACAGTAGAAGTAGGTGGATTAAATCCTTTTAGAAAACAAGACAATGAAATATTTTTTTTAGAATTAGGAGAGTTTGCGACCGCAGAAGAAGCAAATAATTTATTTACAAAAACAATAGATGTTGACGGTAGAACTGCTGTAGTTTCATTAGTTGGTGATAAGTTAGATGAGATATTTCCAAATAGTATTGGCAGTATAGAAATGGCATTATCCAATAAAGGTCCTGTTATATCTGAAAGAATACGTACCAATTTAAATCGATCATTTGCACCTGACTATATAGTCAAAGCAATGGAACAAGTTGATAAAGAACAGTACGAACAATATGGAGAATTGTTAGGTGATGTAGATACACCAGATACAGTAGAAGCTGCAGCAGCAGATATAGTACCAGATACTGTAGAAGGTGCTTTACCATTTACAAATGATGACGTAGAAGAAGTTACAAATGATTATGTAAAGAATAATTGGCAAGATCATAAGAGTACAGCAGACGGTATTGTAATGAGAATAAATGATCAAGGTGATCCAGAAATACTATTAATAAAAAGAAAACGTGGTCCACATAGAGGAGATTGGGCATTGCCTGGTGGAATTATAGACGAAGCTACGCAAGCAGAATATGATGAATTAGCACAACGACCTACTGATAAATTAGATTGGCAAGGTAAAGACAGAGCATTTACTAAAACATATCAACGTGGACCAAGAGGTATATTTAGATACACTATATTAAAAGAGCTTGTAGAAGAAACAGGATTACCTTTACCTGAAATAGATGAATGGTATGACAACAAATATTTAGGAACTAAAATAAATAGGTTTGATTGGGACGCAAGAGCTACAAATGGTGTTGATGTAGGTGGTCATTTTTATTTTATGTCAGATAATACATGGGAACCAACAGCTAGTGATGACGCTGTAAAAGCCGAATGGAAATCACTTAAATCTATATTAGATGGTGAAACTACATTAGCATTTGGTCATGGTGAATGGATTGAAGATATATTAACTGACAATGATATTGTTAACAAACACTTATCAATTTTATTTGACGACAATCCTGCATATTTATATGGTGTAGACAAACCTGACAATACTTTAGGAACCTATGATGAAGTTTTAAATAAAATAAAAAATATAAATGCAACTAATAAATCCGATATTACACAATTAATTACTGCAGTAAATATTGCAAGAGAAGCTAAAGGTATGAATTTAATACCAGTTGATACTTCTAATGTATTAGGTTCTAAAGAAAAATTATACAAAGAAATACGTCTCAATGATGGCGATCCAACAATGGTAAAAGAAATTTTAAGTATAGATAATTTAGAAAAAACTGTTGATGATTATTTAGAAAAATACACAAATTTTACTTTTGATTATAACGATTTTGATGAAACAGAATTAGTAGACAAATTAAATAGTAGTATTAAAAACTCTGCAATGTTTGAAGGAATATCTGAACCAAAAAATATGGATATAGGAAACATTATAAATCCAAGTTCGTATGATAATCCAGGTTTAATTAATGGTGGATCTCTCGATAATATAAGTGTAAATGAATATGGAAAACAAAAAATAGCAAAAGAAATACAAGACAATATTGTACAAGCTATTAATAGCCAAGTAGAATTTATAAAAGCAAATTCAAGAGTAAAAGATCCTGTATTTTTAAAACAATGGGCAGATAATTATATTGCTGTAATACAAGAAGAAGAATTTACAAATCAAATTATAAATATCTTAAATAATACAGAAATGGAAATTAGACCATTTTACGATAAAAACACAAACACAATTAGGTTTAATACTGTATACAACCAAAGAGGTATTGTTACAGATTTAAATGTTAAAAACTCTGGAATATATAACATAATAGGTGATCAATTAAGTTTGTCTAACAGTCAGGAATTAGTTGATGACTTATTTGAAGGTTTTAATACTGAAACACCTGCGGAGTTCTTTTTAAATAACGCAGACAAAAACAATACTCTTAATCAAAAAGGTGCGTACATAGAAGACAATAAATTATTTTTTCAAACTAATCATGGATCAGCAGGTCCAACAGATGAAGTATTAGAGTTGCTTAGAAGTTTTCAAGATAAATACGCAGATGATCCAGACATTGGTGGTATCGCAGATGATCTAAAAAAATCAAGAGGTATATTTTTTGATCCTAGCATGAAGTTTATCGATCCTCTTTACACTGGATCAACAGGTTTAGTCGGTGCAGTTTTTTATACAACAACTAATCCATTTGTTGCAGCAGGTTATGCACAAGGTAATGCTGATGGTTCAACCATAATGGGTATGGGAAGCAAAATAGAACAATCTATTTTAAAATGGTTAGAGAGCAATTATGTAAAGGGCAATGATGAAGTTGTTAATGAATTTATAGAAGAAGCTAAAAAAATAGGTTTACAAATTAGTGTAGAGGAACCTGATGTATCAGCATTTACAAACAGAAAAGACGTTGCACGTAGTAATGCTAAATGGACTATAAGTGCTATTAATGATGGATTATTTGGTCGTGGTTTGTCTGCAGGTACAATATCTAATATAGAAGGTAGTGTGAATGTAGATAATGTTTTACCATTAAACCAATCTATGTCTGCAGGAATAGGTAATCCAAAAGCTAGGTCTACATTTGAACAAGTACTAGATATGTTTGGTGATGATTGGTGGACTGATCAATTACAAAACGGTAAATATAAACCTGGTGGTTTGTTCGTAGCTACAGGTGGCGGACCATTATTTAATTCTAAATTTTTATCTATAGACAAAGAAGAACTTAAACCTGTTTTACTAAATGGATTTGATGAATACGCATTTTATGATAGGACTAGACCAATTCCTGGCGCACCTGACGTATCTACACCTGCTAAATGGTTTGCATGGTCAGAAAAATATGTTAGTGGATTTTTTCCTATGTTTAATAGCATATTAGGTTTTTCTGGTAATGAATTAGAAAGTTTAGTAACAGGAAGAAAACAAAGAGATTTTAATTATAAAACAATTTTAAATGATTTATACGATTTATTTCCACAACCTGTGACAGATTCTAAGATACCACCACAAGCTAGTATGTTTGAAGAATTTGATATTGGAGATAGAACAAAAATAGCAGATTATTTAGATAGTGTACATCATTATTTCGGAGTACAAGAAAGTTTAGATATACAGGAAATAGCAAATTTATTAAGAGTGTCAGAAGCATTAGCAGCAGGAAACGTAGATGAAGCTAGAAGATTAGCACCAGAAATGATCATACCTGATAGTCCACAAAATGTTGGACCTGCTGAAGCATTATATAGATCGGAATTTAGAAGCAGTACTAAAGACATACAAAGATCAATAGATGAACATTTTGTAAAATTTTTAGGAATGAAACCTTCATTACAATTCACAGGAAGATTCGAACCAAATAGAATATTAGAACAACACTATGCAAAAGGTTTTGAACCAGGTAAAAGATTTTATGAAGGCATAAATCCTTTTAATGTTTTAAGACAAACACAACCGTTAGGTGGTAATGCTAATGATGTAGATGTAGTAACTAAATATCAGAAATATTTAGACAATTATAGAATTGCTAATAATATACAAACTGAAATTAGTGTTAATGATTTAAGAGAATTTATGCAAACACTTGATCGTTTTTCTTTAACACCAGAAATAACAGGATCAGGTACTCAACAAGTTGTACCACACCAACAAACTGACAATATGATTTATAACAAAATAGCACAGAATGGTTATGAAATTGTTTTATCTACTGGAGGTGGTGCTGTAGGTGCTACACCACATTACATGATAGGAATAATAGATCCTGATGATAAATTAAATACAGGTATACCAAAAACATTACAGGTAGGAGTTGTAAATACAGCTTTTATGAATAGTGACGAAGCACGTCAATTTGGAGATTTAGTAGAAAAAAATGTTAATGATTACACAGATAGTGACATGAGATTAGTTACTAAATATATGGATCCTACAAATATGTTTGAAGAAATAAGTGAAGAAAAAGTACAAGAATTTATAGATGTTACAAAAAAATCAAACGTTGTATGGAGTAACAATATAGGCGTAACTAGTTTAGAAGATGGTCGAAGAGATCCATCTGTAAAATTACTTATGCTTGACGATAAAATAAACAATTTACACGTAGCACATCAAACAGGTCAAATACCAATAGAACCATTGTTAGACGCAATCAACGAATACGTATCTACATTAGCAACTGCGTCAGAAGATGTTAGAGCAAAAATACTTACTGGTACATCAAGAACACTAAATATTGTAAACAAATATGCTAAGAAGAGTGTTGGAGGTACATTAAAATATGGTGGAAAAGCAATGGATAAATTTGATAAATATGTTTTACTACCTGCAGCTATGGACATTTTAGCTAGTAGATTATCAGGTCCAGGATCGCAGTATGAAACTATAGGTGGTGCATTAGCAGATACTATGAATAGATATGAAGATGACGCACCTGATTCAGTTATAGAAATGTTATATGGTAATAAAAACAATCCAGATGTAAAAAACTTATTAGGAGTTAATATTGCAAAACCAGTAACAGAAGCAATACAAACTGGTAAAGATATATTTAAAGAATATGTATATGACAACAATATATTAGGAATACAAAGTTTAGTAGAATTTATAAAACCAAAAGCAATAGAAGAGTTAAAAGGTATTGTAAATTTAGCAGGATTAAATGATTGGGTATATAAAGTTAAAAGAGATTTAGTTGTTGAATCTATAATGAACTCAAATAATATACCTTATACAAAAGAAAATATAGATATATATACTAAATCGTATGAAGAAAACAATCCTAAAGAAGTGGATAGGTTTGGAAGAGAGTTACCTGGTAATTACGAAAATAATTGGTCTAGTTCTATTCCTGATAATTATTTGTCAACAGACTTTAGGGTTAGCGAACGAATTAGAACAGGAGACAGAAACAGAAGCGGTGGTGGAGGATCTTTGGCTAAGGCAGAATAATATGTTTGATATAAGTAGAATGAAAACAATTCAATATAATAATCCAAAAATAGAAGGCGGCGGTACAGGTAATTATGAGTTTCCTGAAATAGTAACAGATGACAATAATATAGAAACAATGAACAATAAAGATTTGTATTTTTATATTAATAATTTTGTAGATAATCAATACGAAACAGATTTAGTAAATAGAAAAGACACACCTTTTACAAGTAAAGGTAAAAAAAGAGTAGACGAATTTATGGCAATATTAGCTATGGAAAGTTTTAGTAATATAGATAAAGACGGAAATAATGTAGATATAAATAACCAACCATATAATGTTAATGCTTCACTTACAACAAGTGGTAATGATAGTTACTCTATATTCCAAATAGATACAGGACCTGCGTTAACATACATCTTGATGGCAATGGATTCTAAACATAAAGATAAATTATATAATTCATGGAAAGAAGACACGCATGTAGAAGACGCAAAAAAAATATTATTACAAGATGGTGTCAAAGAACAAATGTATGCGTTTTTAAAAGATCCAAAAAATATAGATGATCATTTAATGATTGCAGCTACATTGTGGAATGACGCTGAAAGATCAGAAAAAAAAGGCAATGACGGTGCCAAAGCGTGGAATGCTTACAATGATTACATAAACAAAACAAAAGATACTGAATGGTTAGAAACCTATAAAAAGTATCTAAACATAAACAAAAATATTGGCTTTAATTATTATAAAAATCAATTAGACAGAACTACAGAACGTAGAAGAGAAGACCTTGATGACTTAAAACAATTTATAAATATGCCAAGACTAGGTGCTACAATAGAAGAAGCTATTGGTAATTTTGTAGAAATACTAGAAGAAGCAACTAGAAGTGGTCAAATACCAGAAAAAGCAGCACCAGTAGACAACTTAAAAGAGTTAGGAAAAATGTTTAAAAGATAATGGCATTACTAAATACATTACCAACAGACACGCAAATAGTAGAAGAAATAGACGCTAACGGTAATAAAGCATATTACGCTGTCTATTCATTATCAAGAGATTTAATATCTGAAGGTTTAACATACAGATACAAAGTTGATGATCTTAAAACAATATCAGACACAACAGGTGTTGTAAAACCTGACGTTGTAGTTAACCTAACAGAAGATGGTATTGAAATAGTATCAGGATCATTTGAAGGAATAACAGAAGAAGATTATAACAACAGTTTTTATTTTGGTAATGTTACACAATTGTCTGCAATATCAGGCAATGTAGAAGTTGGTGCAGAGAGCTATGACTTTCTAATAGAAGCATTAGAACAGGAATCTAAATACAAACCATACTTAATGTCAACAGACGCAAAAGGTAGATATGATTATTTAGCAGTAGTTGTAGAAGCTGCTTTAGAAGGTAGAACTGCAAGAGAATCAGAACTAGCACAAACAACCTGGTGGAAGACACATACAGCTACAGAAAGACAGGAGATGTTATTTGCACACCAGGATCCTGCAACATTTAGTCAACGTGGCATAAAGAAAAGAGAAGACATTATAAGCAGAATGATGGCTGCAGGTATAACAGAGTTAGATCCTAAAGTCATTGACGCTATTACACAAAAGTATCAATATGGTACATTCACTGATGATGATATTACTAAAACTTTACAGAAGTTAGCTAATCCTTTAATTAGATATACATTAGATCCAGAAGTAAAAGCTGCATTAGAAGGTAAGACATTAGAGACAATAGAACTTACAAGACAGATGGAAAATACAATTAATTCTATATTAGGTCCAGGAGTTGCAGATAATTATAACTTAGATCAATTACTTGCTAACTACCAGGATAATCCTACAGCATTTACACAAGAGTTTTTACCTAAACTACAAGATCAGTTCCAAGCAAAGTTTACACAGTATGCAGGAACTAATGTTAAAGCATACGAAGACATAGCACCAGAGTTTAGAAGAGAATGGCAAAACATTACAGGTGCAGCACCAGATGAAAGATCTGCACAATGGAATCAATTTATTGCAACTAATGATGTAGCAGAACGTAAAGATATTGCATTTGCTGCAGCAGCAGAGACAGGTTCACAAACATATAGAGATCAATTTAAATCAGACATGGAGAGAGTATTTGGTAAAGCAGGCGCTAGATCAACTGGCGGAGGAAGGTTTGGGTTATGAGCATACTAGCTAGAATTATGCAATTAGGACCAACAATAGATGGTATTTATGGAAGTCCACCGACAAGTACTCCAGAACCAGAACCTGAAAGAGTTATAGAAGAGTTATCAGCAGATACAGATATTGAAGCATTGCTTGGTTCATTAGATAATGATCCTGCAGTTATTGCAGCAAGAGAAGCAAAAGCTAAAGCAGACGCAGCAGCCGCAGTAGGTGATACAGGTGATAAAGGTGATACAGGTGACACAAGTGGTACAGGTATTAATGGCACTAGCACTGCTAGCACTATCACTGGAAGTCAAGAACCAACAGGTAAAGAAGTAGTATCAACACAAACAATAATTAAAAATGGAAGAATTGTATTTCAAACTATATACAGTGATGGAACAATTGAAGAACTAGATCGAGGTCCAAGTGATCCAGGTGTAACAGATCCTCCACCTCCTGCACCAGTTCCAGGAGATCCACAAGAAAGATTTAATGCTAGAGAGTTTGCACAAGCTAACTACAGCTATTTAGGTGAAGAGTTACTTGAAACATTTATAGGTGAATACAATTCTAATGGTGGTGACGTAGATGAAGCATTGAGTACAATGAGAGGTACACAAGCATACAAAGATAAGTTTCCTGGAATATTTAGAGAAGATGGTACAACACTTAGATTTTCTACAGAGACACCAGAACTAGATTACATTAAGATGAAAGAAGATTACTTTAACGCATTAGAAGATTACAATTTAAATCCTAGTTACTTTGAAGACAAGATTACACAATTGTTTGAAAATGATGTTGATCCACAAACATTTGGTACAAGATTAGATACTGCATATA